CTTGCGGGGCCCTAGGGCGCAGTACGTTGCATCCTTCCAACCCTTGAAAAAGGTTGGATAGATTGAGGAGAGTTTTCTCCTCAGGACCATTTAGGAGCAGTGGTGGCCATTGCCAAGATTTAGTGGCAGCAAGGTCCGTGTCCGAAGTATGCCTCATCCGAGGTATCACTGTCGGTACGCGGAAATCTCGCTAGTAGGCTCGGGGGATACAATCCTCGATGGCTACGTAGACACTACAGGTTGGCATGGGACTCAGGTTACTGAGTCATTTGATCACCCTGAATGGCGAAGGAGAAAATCCTTCGCCATCGGTGACATTGGCGGCCCTTTCTTTAGTCAGAAGACTTCCGTCGATTGTATCGGCGGAGATGTCATTCTAGACGACAAGCCAAGGATAAAGAACGCGTCTTCGACGACTAGTTATGTCGGCAAGATGCTTCCTCTGGCTGCAAATCGCATGAGCTACCCTATAGGTAACGTTGGGAGTATCTCTACTCTTAACGCCCTTGGGGCAACAGCAATTGCGAGATGTAAGCCCACTAATGCCACTGCGGATTTGTCCACCTTTCTAGGAGAGCTCTTCAGAGAGGGTTTACCCAAACTGATTGGAGCTACCTCCGGGTTGTGGAAAGAGAGAACCGCTACGGCGCGAAAAGCGTCCGCTGACGAGTATCTCAATCTACAATTCGGGTGGGCACCCATTGCCCGTGACATGAGCTCTATAGCTTATGCCATCTATTCTGCTGATAAAGTCTTAAGACAATATGAGCGGGATTCGGGCAAAATGGTTCGCCGCAGGTATGATTTCCCACCACAACACAGTCTGGCGTTTCAGGAGGTTGAAACTGTAGCCACCCCTTGGATTTTGGGTGGTGTAAGTGGCAACCTTCTTGATCCGTCAGTAACTGCCAGGGGCACTGTGTACCGCGAGGACTCAACCTTGCGGCGCCAGTGGTTCTCCGGCGGCTTCACGTACCACCTTCCGGACACCTATTCTAGGAGTTCGGAAATGGCACGTATCGCCCTTGAGGCGAAGAAGCTGCTGGGTCTGTCACTGACTCCAGACGTAGTCTGGAACTTGACTCCCTGGAGCTGGGCTGTCGATTGGTTTTCAAACGTCGGTGATGTTCTATCGAACATTACTGACGCTCTAACCGACAGTCTGGTTATGGGGTATGGGTATATGATGGAGAACACTGTTCAACGTCGTACCTATACCTTTTCGGGTCCCACTGGTGCAAAAACCAGAGGTGCCCGACCTGCAAACGTTGTTTTCGAAGTTAATTCGAAGCAGCGGGTGCAGGCTAACCCCTATGGGTTCGGGCTAACCTGGAATAGCTTAACGCCGTTCCAGTTGTCCATACTTTCTGCGCTTGGTATTAGTAAGCACGGAAAGTGATGTACCGTTAGCGTCAAAACGCCAATTGGGGCCCTAACCAGGGCTCCTAGGAGTGATGCCCATGTCGTTCACCGATCCGCAGACCATTACCATCTCGGCTGCGACCACGTCCCTTCCGCGCATCAGCGTGGGAGACGACGAGTCGGAGTACCAGAGTGGCGATGGCCTCATCAAGCTGTCTGCGTCCCATTCCTATGGGAAGCGGACTCGCAGGATGGTGCGAATCGACACTTCGAAGATTACCGCGGACCCGTTCCGGCCGTCGGAGAATGTCAAGGTTTCGATGAGTAACTACATCGTCTTTGACCTTCCGGCGGCAGGATACACGGCTGCCGAGGCACTCGCAGTCTGGACTGGGTTCAAGACCCAGCTGGCTGCGTCTTCGGACGCCCTGATCGTTAAGCTCCTGGGCGGTGAGTCCTAATCAAAGGCTCACTTCCCATGGGATGGCGTAACGGGCGCTACTAGCACGGTGAGACCTGAGGATAACCCTTCTTCGGAAACGAAGAGGGCCCGACGAATCTCACGACCTCCTCGTACGGTTGACAACCCGTACGGTAGGCGTGGCACGGACACAATGCCGTGGCCCCGGGCAACGAAAGTTGCTGCTGGGGTTGCGATCATTATGGTCAATGCCATTGTACTAGCAGGTGAGTCGATCTTGTCGGGATCCTTTGATGGATGCCCGTAAGGTTGACGTGAACTACACTAGTGTAAACGTAGTCTACTGTCCAAAGTCCACTTTCGAGCGGGCTGTGGTGCAGGTTACGGTCCGTCCTGGTAAAACCCA